GTTTAAGTTTGTCCCCGTCTTCTTTTGAATCGAGGATTCCTTCCAATTTGATAAGACACTCTTTTAATGGTTGAGGACCTGGTGCTTTACCACCTGAAGTCACAAGACGTGCTCCTTTAGGTCTAATATCTGAGAAATCGAATTCGATTTTTGAACCACCAAAGAAATAAGACTTAACCAATACTTTAACGGCATCTGCCCATCCTTCAATTGAATCTGCAACCAACCATCTTCTACCTCTCTCTTTGTTTGGTTTTCTAATTTCAGGAAGAACATCAACGTGATGTTTTTGTACTGAATAACCAACTCCTGTTCCACCTAATAGAAGGAACATAATTTCTGAGAATACTCTCCAATCATCCACAGGTGCAAACGCACAGTTGTAAATTCTGTTAGGAGATATTTCAATTGGCTTTCCTGCGAATTGCATTGATCTCATTGAAGGGAGAACTTGTTTCTTGTAAACATACATGTAGTTCTCACGGATTTCTTGTTCTAATTGTGGAAATTTTTTGATATGCATTTCCATGTTTCTTGTTACGAGCTCTTGCCAAGTCTCTCTTCTTTTCAATTCTGGGATATACTTCGCATACTTCATGTATACTGTAATGTCCGATAGAATTCGATTTGAAATGTCCATGTTTTTGTAATTTTTTTTACTTTTAAATTTATTAAAAAATCGGGGATTTTAAATGATAAATATAGGTCCGCAGACCTTACGCCCGAGTTTTCAATAAAAAAATCTTTGTTTTTTTTAAATTTTTTTTCAAACAAGAGGATATTTAAATCCCTGGTTTTGTTTGTTGTTCTCTTTGTTTTCTTTTCTCCAATAGTTCCTTAACTCTGTCACTTTTCTTTTGTTCTTGTTGCTCTTCGAACCCTAAGAATGTTACAGATGTTTCAGTATCAATTTCAAGTAATTCGTTGTTGAACTTACAGTTCTCGAACACAACACCATCTTTACCGATACGTGATTTTGTAATAGCTATTGTAGCCAAGTTTAATTCTTTTTGTTGGAGTGTTTTGGCCACCGAGATGATTACGTGACCGACTTGGGCTTTCTTAATAGATCCACCCATCTGATCCGTTGTTACAACTTCAGATGATATTGAAGATCTATTACCTTGTGTGGCTGTCCAACCAACCAAACCTAATTCATGACACATCGCTTCGAAATGTCTCATTACAGAACCCTCACTCTTCCACTCATCACCTAATGCTTTTTCGGGCATTACGCAATCAATGTAATCCAAAACAACCAAATCAATTTTGTTACCATCCGCAATCATCTTACGTAATTGGTTTTTGATTTGTAACATTGTTAGAGAATCAGAAGGTAGTTTCTTTAGAATTAATTTATTCTGCATCGAATTCTGTATCTCATGTATTTTTTCAAATACTTTCTCTTTGTGGAGAACCAAATTATCCGGTTCAATACCCGTCCACATTGTGAAATGTTTTCTCTGTATAATTTTAGGGTTATCTTCAAAAAATATTTGAAGTACATTGAACCCCATATTAAACGCTGTGTTTGCTATCTTACTCAAGATTGTTGTCTTACCAACACCTGTAGGTGCCAATATAACCCCAATCTCTCCCTTTGCCAATCCACCCTTGAGGAGATTATCAATACCCTTAATACCCATTGGTATCGGAGATCTAAAGTCGTCATCTAATACGACTTCCAAGTTTTCAAAGACATCTCCTGTACCCATGTCTCTTTCTCCAACTTGAATTGCTTCTCTCACCAATTCTTCAACCTTATCATAAGATTCGAAGTCTCCCTCATCAATAATTTTTTGGGCTTGTTTCATCGCCTTCTGAAGCTCTTGTTGCTTACAGAATTTCAATGCTTTTTCTTGTACGAATATACTACCATCAAATGGTGCGTCTTTGATTTGTTTCAGAGTATCTAAAACAATCTTACAAGCCATCTCATTACTGATTTCTGATTTGGCTACTTGATCAAGAGTATCAAACGTGGGTGTTGATTGATATTTTGTGAAGTACTCTTTAATCATTTGTGCAATGATCTTAAAGTACTTGTTATCAAAATAATTGATTTCTAACACATCAACAATGGTATGGGCAAAGTCTTTATCAACCACAATTTGATTCAATAATTGGATCTGGAATGTGTTACCTAAATAATCAAAATTTTTCTGCATATGTTTCTCTCTACCCCTTAGATTTATAAATACTCATTAAGCCAACTCAAGTCCACAATATTCGTGATTTAATTGACGACGTGAAAAAATGTCAGTCAAATTAGAAAGGACATCTTTCAAAAATGGTCGTACGTCAACCGTATAACGAACTTTCGGCGGATAAAGTTTTGCATCAAAAATTCTATGACAAATTGTCTCATCACCAATCTTAACATAGATGTGAAAATTCTCAGGACCATCAGTAAATGATGTATCCATAATTTTTGGATCATGTGCAATTGCATCTTTGTTGTCTAACAAATAAACAACTGTCTTCATTTTCAAATAATGATGAAGAGTCTCTTTTACATCAAAGATATACTCATAAAGGTCTGTGGCTACTCTAGCCTTAGGGTTGTACCCTCTCACGTTGAAGAATCTTTGAACCACGATGTTATCGTTTAGTGTCAAAAGGAATTCCATCTTAACTTGATCTTGTTCTCTCATTTTGTTTAGTTTTTAAATTTTCGTTTTTCTTTTCTTGTTAGTTTCATAAATGGTTTCAAAAAATTCACCCACGCTTCATCATTTTTAGGTAGGTATTTGAATAGTCCGTCCTCCATCATGTATTTCATCAGATTTTTATATCCTCTGTCTGTTGGGTCTAAGTGCTCACTGTAGATGGATTGTACTAATTCCTTTCCATCGTCGGTGATCAGTGGTTCACTAAGGTCAACTATCTTTTTGTTTATTTGATAGTATTCTTCTCCAAGTATACCACTTTTTGTCTTGCCTGTCAAAATATTTGATAGAACTTTTACAGGTTTTTCTTGCGGGATATTTCGTGCATAATCTAATATTTCTTCGATAGTGCAGGTTTTTTTCAGCAATTGTGGGAACAAAGTTGCCAATGTTTTTTCACCTAAAGATTTGATGCCTTCAATGTTGTCTGACTTATCACCCATTAATATTTTACAAACCAATACATTCTCGTGAGGAACTGAAATATCTTTGAATTTAATCTTATCCCCACACTTCAATATCATTTTATGTATAGGGGAAAAAATTGAAACGTTTGGTGCAATTAGTTGAGTTAAATCTTTGTCAGATGAAAATATTGTAATGATCTCGTCACGAGCAACCTGACAATAAAATGCAATCAGATCATCCGCTTCGTTGTTAACCATTTCTACTTGCCTAACAAACACTTCTTCAAGATATTGTTTTACTCTGTTTTTTTGTTGTAGATAAGACTCGTATTTGAATTCATTCATATTCACTCTACGGTTAGCCTTATATTGTGGATAAATGCTTTTTCTGTGAGATGAGTTAGAATCCCCATCCCAAAACACAACTACTTTATCGTAGTCATATTCTTCTAAAAATTTTCTTAGTGTATTAATAAAGTGATACACCCCACCGATGTGGTTTCCGTCATAGAATAATTCTTTGACTCCATGAAATCCGATTTTGAATAGGTTGTCACCATCAACCAGTAGGGCTTTCTTCACTAAATTTATTTAAACGTTATCAATCTTCTCTTTCTTCTTTCAAGTCAAAGTCACCGTCAGTACCGATAATATCTTTCCAATACTCAGCATACTCTTTCTTGTATTTCTCAATTGAAGCTTTCTCTTCAGAAGCTTCTTTACCTGCCAAGAATCCGTGTGGTGTTACAATAATTCTACCATCATCGAACCCTAATCCATTGATGTGGTTCTTTAATACAGATACTTTACTTCTTACTGCAAACTTAACACTTCTTTTGTCTTTTGTCGCAGTTATTTTAGTCGTACCCGCACCTTTTTGATTACCAAACAAGAACACCAATGATGAATTCAACCATACCGCGTTTCCACCTTTAGCCATAATCTTCGGTTGACCGAATGGATTATCAGGTAATTCAACCCAAGGTTGATTGATAATGATCAAAGTGTTTTCCCATTTAGAATCTGCCTTTCTTGAACCTGAAATTCTCTGATTGATACCCATACCAATCTTATCAGATAACACAGACGCATTGTGTTGTTTACCACCCTTGCCGTCATATGTCATCTTACACGGTACAGAACCCACAGAATCCCATATAAAACATAAACTAGGTGATTGTACCCCTTCTTCATCTTCGTAGTCTAATTCACCCTTTTCTTGAGCATCTAACAACGAGTTGATGTAGTCAGTAATTTGTTCAATGTAACTGAAGTTGTTATTGAAGATGAAAAATCCACCCCAATCCATTTCTCCTGTTTCTTCATCGACCATTTCCTC